AAGTAGTTTATCAATTACTACACCTTTTTGTATGTAGTTTTGATTTGTAAGAATATCTTCTTCTTTGGCAGTCATGTATTTCATCTCTATAGTTCCGGATCTTAGAGGTGAATCTTCTGCGTAAAGTAAGCCCTTTGAAGGAAGATCTACAATTTCTGTTGGAAATTTGTTTTCTGTACTCATAAATTTTATTAGTTATAACTAGTTTATATATAAATATAAGAACTTTTATTTTATTAGACAACAAAACCTGACTTAAAAGCCAGGCCTTGTCGGGTGGTTGTCGGGAGGTATTAGTAGTTAAGTACGCAGTAATCCATTGCAACTGTGATTGATAATTCTGCTACATCTGAAGTAGCCCAATCAAAGTAACCTTGAGACATTGAAGTGATAAACGCTCCTTTGATTACCCATTCAGAGATTATATCTCCTACAGGTCCTAAAATATTTAACGTTAAATCTTTCTTATAAAAGTCTGAATATCCTGCTCTACCTGTTACTGATTCGTAAGATAAACGAGCCCAATCCATTACTGCTTGTGCTCCAGAAGGTGTAATTGGATCATATAAGGTCATGTCCATGTTACCCCACTCTCTTTTACCACGATTTATTCTATATGTGTTGATATGGTCTAGCTTTACCTCTTCGTCCTCGAAGTTAGGAGCCGATACGTTTTTTATCATGAACGATGGAATAGCATCGATGTACATAATAAATCTATTCTGTACCTTAGGCTCAAAGGCTCTAAACATTATCTCGTTTGGATCTAGTACTGCCATTTTATTTCTTTATTATAAATATTATTACTTTAAATTATCCTACAAATGTTGCACCAGTAGGTTCAATTGTAAAGTCAAGTACTACAAATTCAACTGTTTTGGCTGTTTGAATGTAAATTTGTCCAATCAATTGATTACGGTCTATTACATCAGCAGTATTGTTTGTATCGTCCATTACTACTCTGTAAGCATACAATCCTTGTCTTTGAACTACTGATTCTAAGAATGGATTTACTTGAGCTAGGAATGAGTTTCTAGTAGCTGTAGTGTTTTGTTCAAATACTAAGTTTCTTGAAACATCTCCAACAAACTTCTTAAGATCAATTAATAATCTACGTACATTTACTCTATCTAAAGCTGATTTCTTTTTCTGTAATGTCTTTTGACCAAATACTGAAATACCTGCTCCAGGGAATGTTGCAATTGGGTTAACGTTAGCATTATAAAGAGTATCTCTTTGAGCTCTTGTAAGCTTTCTTTCTGCTTGAATTACGTCACCAATTCCACCTCTAGTTAAACCAGCAGGTGCAAACCATGGTGCAGCAGCTCCATCTGTAAATGCATATACTCCAGGAATTACAACTGAAGCAGGAATCCATACATTTTTACCTGTAGCTGACGCTGTTTGTAACCAAGGCCAGTAAGTAGCTGTGTATGAACTATTAATTGTTGCTGCAGCAGATGTTACGTTACTAACTGTAGCACCGTACTGCTCTAGATCAATTACTGCAATTGCATCACCTCTTGATTCTGCTAGTGATACAATTGAATCTAATTGTGTTTTATGAGATCCAAAATCATAGATTAATCCAGGTGCTGAAACAATGTTAAATACATATTCATCTTTATTTCCTAGAATTGAAATTGCATCAGCGTAATTTGCTGCTACAAGACCTTGTGTGTTACTGTCTGTGATGTCACCAAAATGGTTGTTAGGAGCATCATCTTTATATAGGTTACCAGTAGCTCCTGTGAATGAACCAGATTGTGCTGTTGGTAAAGAACCTGTATAATTAGCATCACTTACTGTTAGACCATCGTTTGCTAAATAATTTAATGTTGGTCTAGCAACTGAAGCTACTCTGATGTATCTTGATTGGTTAACATATTCTCCAATAGTGTTGAAGTATGTTACATCTCCGTCTGTTGCTTTTGACTTGTACTGGTTACCTATCACTCTTTCAATATAGTTAGAAGAGTTAGGATCTAATGAAAGGTCGTTAAACGTTTCAAGAATAATTTTATTTTTTGTGTTGTCATCACCTCTTCTTACAAGAAGTGAGAAAGTTCCAACTGAACTATCAACGTTTGTAATTTCGTATCTTAGGTTATCACTAGTACCGTTTGTAAGTGAACCGTCACTGTTGAATGAACCTGAACTATTTTGAATAGCTCCTTTAGAAAGTGTTTGTATTGAAAACGGTGCTGTACCTGCATCTGTTGCAGCAATTGTTTCTGATGAACCAACACCAAAAGAACCAGATACTACTCTGGATACTAATACTGAATTACCACCTTGATTAAAATAAGATTTTACTGCAAGTGAAGTTAAGAATTCATACTTGTTTGAACCTGATTCAAAAGTTGTACCAAAAATCCTTTGATACTGACCGTAAGAAGTTACTAGTGTAGGTTCTTCTACTGGTCCTTTGACTGCTGGTCCAATGATAGCAGCCCCAGCTTCTACAGGAGCAGGTGCTATAAATGAAATGTCATTCTCTCTTGCTAATACGCCTGGGGAGATTAATGTTTCTGCCATGTTATGTTAAGTTAAATTATTTAGTCTATAATAAATATAAGTAGAGAATCGAAACCAGTTGTTGTTTAAACATTTCTTCTACGATAATAAATATGAAAAAATTTACGTAAAACGTTAAACGTAACTTTTTACTGCAAAACGGTATCATACTCCACGAGTACTTCGTCATCTTCTAGGATAAATATTCTTTCTAACTTGTTTATGTTAGCAAATACATCTAGGTTCCATCTAGCATGAACTGTCGGTTCACCGTCATCCCAGTATGCCTCGTGACATGCTGGAGTTATCCAATCTGCTCCAATAGGGTGGTAATCTAATAAAGTTTTTGTAATATCCAGTTGACCTATTTTATACCTACCTAACGATAAAGCAACTGGGTCAGTTATAGGTACTTTTTCTTGTAGTTTTTGAGGTAAACTTTTATACCAGTGGTAGAACCTTTCTGTGTTAGTGGTCCAACTTGTACTACCAAAATTTAACCACATTTCGGTTGAAAATCTCTGTTGAACTCTAACCTCGTCTCTTTCTATCACTTCTTGGTCATTTTCTGGGAAAATAGTAAGGTAATCTTTACCCAAGGTGTTGTAACCTAGATATAAACCTCCCCATTCAAATTTGTTAGAGATAAAAAGTTTATCTTCAGCAGTTAAGGTCTTGTGCATACCTGCTGGTAAGAAATCAATGAGACTACTAAAATTAGGAAACTTATCATGTTGACTATGGATAGCAGTTTCAATCATATGAATATGATCATTTAGTGATAAAAAATTATCATGAAGTTTTTCGGACCATTTACCGTTACTCTGCAATTCATTCATTCTATCCCCATATACTTCAAATTCCTCATGTAAGTAGTTTAGTATTTCGTTATCAAGTTGGTTAAAGTCCGTAAATACCGGTAACTCTTTGTCATAATGTTTGTTAATATACTCTAATATGTTATTAATTGCTAACATGAGTTCATCAACTCTGTCCATAGTTTTATTAGTAAATAAAGGTTTGAGTGTCAGTTGCTTTCTAATACTTAAGTGAACCAACCTTAGCCATTTATCAACTAGTGGGTTGTTGTACAGTGAATAATTTAAACTAACATAGTCATCATCTTTTGTTCTAAAAGAAAAAATAATATTTCTACGGCTCATAACTTAACTTTAAATTTGTATTATATTTTGATATATTGTAATCAGGTGAACAATCACAACGTCTACCATCACATAAAACTGGTTGTGTAGGCCAGTTTACTTCATATGGTTTATTTATACTCCCTATACTCCCACCAATAGTACAGTTAGCTTTATACACCACTCCATGTGTATTAACAAACAAAGATTCTAAACCAGCATTACAGGACCAGTCTTTAAAATATATTTGTCCTTTTGACATAAATTCTACAGGTCTAGCATCGTTTACAACTGTGTTATCTTGTAGTATAAAATTACTACCAAGATTAGGTGGGTTGTTGTCGATATAAAATTCTGATAGGTTGTTAACTACATTGTTTTTATGCTCAAACCAGTTTAACTGTTCTTTAGTATATTCTGCAGTAGATTTATCTTTTTGATCTCTATCATGAATTCTTACAGCTATTGCATCAATATATGGAATTTCACAAATTTTTTCATAATATTCTACTGTTTCGTCCCAATAGTGAGGGTGCATCATGACAGATATGTGTGTTTTACAATTACCAATACAAGCTTTACTTTTTTCTATTAGTTCATTAGCATCGCCGTATTCCGGATGATAAGAGAAAACAATATAGTTTAAGTATTTTGATAACTTTGTGAAGTATTTAACTGTTCTTACTCCATTGCTAGTTATACCGGCTGTATGTCCGTTATCATAAAACTTTTTAGCAAGTTCAATCATAAAAGGAGACATTGTCGGTTCTCCTCCACTAATGTTACAGTGTATGTTTTTATATTTTTCTAAAAGTAACTCTACAAATATTTTTGCATTATCCCACTCATAATGGTGATTTTTACCTGCATATAGTTCTGGTATACAGTAGGAACACTTGTTAGTGCAAATGTTATTAAGTATCCATGTCAACTGTAATGTGTCAGGAAACTTTGCTTGTATTTTAACGATAGGATTTGTCACGGTTCTATAACGCTAGGTTTAAACAGACCCATTTTGTCTAATTCAAAAAATGTTGCTTTACTATCTAAATTACGTAACTTATCTATATTTTCTATGTAATCATTAAATTGGTTAAGTAGGTTGGTATGACTTTCAGAGTTCATTAAATCACATAATCCATCTAAACTATCTAATTTAATTCTACCTTCATTTTCTACTTTATAATTTGTTAATTTTCTTGTCACCATTCTTTTTATTCTTTCTGGGAATATTTTAGGAGATAGGTATTGTGGGAAATGTAGTACACCTGTGTGTATTACGTCATCCCAATTATTCTTAGCATCATAATAGTTTGCTATTCTAGGTAAGTTAAGAGATAATAACCAATCTACAAACTCTGGTATATAGAAAATATTTAATGCTTGAACAGTGTACAGTGCTTTAAAATGCATGTTTGGTGGAGCATTGTCGTTGTATTTTTTAAGATTTGTTACAACTGTATCGTGAAGTGCAGGGTATCTAACGTATTTATTAATTCTTTCGATACCATCAAATGATAAAAATAAATCTACTCTTTTAAAATGACTCCACAGTTCAATTAACTCCGAATCATAGATCGTTCCATTTGTATGGTAGTTAACTTTAATGTTAGGTGCAGTACCATTTTCAACAAGTTTACGAATAATATCTTTATGTTCTTTAATAAGTAAAGGTTCCCCCCCAGCAAAAATCATTTGCCTCATTTCACCAGAAGCGGCATAAAAACTTTCTAAAAATTTCTCATCTTTGTACCATTCAAACTTATCTCTATCAACCTTCTCTTTACTTGCCCATTCATACCTTGCATGACTTTTAAGTGTCTTAGAAAGAATAGTAGCTTCTTTATACCACTTACTACTGTCTTGTGGTCTACACATAACACACTGTAAGTTACAGGTATTACCTAATCTAAAATCTACTGTGTATAGGTCATTTTTAATAGAACCATCTTGTTTTGTTTCCTCAACTATTTTTTGAAAAGCTTCATCACCTAGAGTTCTTTGCCAAAAATGATTTTCATGCATTCTATGACTTTTTAATCCAGATTTTTCCTCTTTATAACAAGCTGAACATGGTGAGTACTCCTTACCTTCCAGCATGTCTAATCTTGCTTGTTTAAAGTAATCAGAATTTCTAGCTTCATCAATAGACATATTATTGACGTTAACTTTTTTATCAGATGATGCTATACAGCAAAGTAAACCACTTCCATCTGTATAGGTTGCTAGATGTACCCATGGTAAGATACAAAAAGTTTTACTATATGTACTGCTTAAGTCGCTCATAAATTCTTGGGCAATAGTCTTTAAAGTTTTGTCCTCTATTTTTATCTAATGCTTTTGTATAACGCAAAAACATTTTAATTTTTTCTTCATCTCCATCACTCTCATCATTAAGCATATTTAAAACAGTCTCGATACCTGAGGATGTAAGTCCGTGAAGGGAACTTTTGTCTAGTGTCTCGTAGTAATTGCCTAACTCATCTCTAGCTTCTAACCTAATATCTCTTGGAAGTATTCTAACATCTAAAATAGTCGGATGTAAATTAAGTAAAAAGTCCATGAACACTTCCCTATCGTACTTATGTTTTACACTTTCAATATACTTAATATTATCTACTAAGTTAAAAATATTATATACCTGTACTACAGGTGTAGCTCCTAGGTTTACGTTAGGTAAGGTTGCATACTTTTCAAATACCTCAGAAACTGCTGACCATTTAGCTGGATATCTAATATAGTCGTTCATTTTTCCAAAACCATCTAAACTTCCGTTAATATCCACTCTATCAAATTTACTAATATATTCGTAGAATCTTTTGTTAAGATTGGTACAATTGGTGTTAAAAAATAAATTTAAATCATGTCTACCTCTATCCAACGCTTCTTTTAAAAATAGTGTGTTACCTTTTATCATGGTAGGTTCTCCACCTGTGAAATAAACTTTATGGAGTTGAGGAATGTAGTCAACTAAATCCTTCCAAAATAAATCCGCCTCAAACCATTCTCCTCGACTTGCAATATCTCCAGGACCTTTCCCACCAAAATCATATGTAATACTTTCTCGATAATCTTCATCATTATCCCACAAATCGTTTTGTTCTCTTTCTATCTGTGAAGAATTAAATGGATTACACATTCTACATTTAAGGTTACAAAGTGTACCTAACTTTAGATCTAAGTAGACCGGGTTATCAAACACATTATAATCATTGGCTAAAGCTTCTGAGATTAGTTCTCTCATTTTTGCTTTACCTAATCTAGCTAACCATTCATCAGTCATGTTTAACCTAAATGAACGTTCACCAAGTTTTTCCTGTTCGTAACATGTTATACAACCTGGGTGTTGTTTACCGTTAATTACGTGCTCTCTAACTTCTTTAAACGTATGTTCGTTCCAAACCTCAGAAGGACTCTTTTTATCTAGAAAAATTTGTTTACCATCTTTGTTCCTTATGGTACCTTTTTCAATACAACAAAACCTAAACGCTCCATCAGCAGTTGTTGTTAAGTTAACAAAAGGCATTGCACAAAATGTTTCAGAACCAAAGTATTTTTTTGCCATTATAACTCTATATTAATCATTTTAGCCCAAGGGGTTAATTTTTCTTCACTAATAAGTTTATACTTAACT